AATAAGAAATTGTTACAACAGGGCAGTAAGAATCGTGCCGGAAGATTGTTGTCGAGCTATCTTCGGGCAATTGCGCAGGAAATGACGGAGATCGCGGATATTGTTATCGACCCCGACACTATCGACCATAGAATAATTAGTAAAGGCGAGGCTATGGCCCGCGATATATTTGAACAAGCGCTTAACAGTGGTGATGCAAAAATCAAATTGGCATATCGTCAATTAATCCTTGATCGGATCGAGGGAAAAGCCGGGGACACAGACAAAGATGCGAAGCGGGAACGTAGTGTGCCTGACAGAATCAGCGATCTAAACAGGGAGAGATTAAATGCCGCAGCAAAAGAGATTGCGGAAACGGAAGAAGCTTGAAAAAATATATTTTTGTGCCTGCAATGGTAGGCTTTGTGTGGGGGAGTGCCGGGACGTTAATTTGAATCGGGAACGAATTGATTCAAGTATTTGTCCGAGCGCATATCAGAAATGATCGGTGAAGGCTTTACGGTTCAACCAAAGTTGGCAGAACCGTTTCCATCTGGCCGTAAAACGTGGACTTGTAATAAAACAGGTTTGATTATCCCGATGGAGATTGAAAAAAATCTTGAATATCGGGAGAAAATTTTACACAAAGCAGAACATGATTCAGCAATGCAGGTTGATCTTCTGGCTGCTTGTGCGGAGAGTTTGCTCTATTTTGTAAATACTTTCTGCTGGACAAAATGGGAGTGGGAGTTCGATCCGATACTGAATAAGGTTGTTCTGGCAAAACAAGCACACCACCCATTTGTGACATTTGAACGGCAGGATGAATTTTTTACATGGTTGGAGAAGCGGTTTGAATATGGCAAAGATGGGTTAGTGGACAAATCCCGTCGAATGGGGGCATCTTGGGCGTGTGTGATTTATTTGCACTGGCTTTGGCTATTCCGGCCAAACACTGAAATCCGTGAAATGTCACGTTCTGAAGTTTATGTGGATTCGCCGATTTCAAAGAGTTTGTTTTTTAAGCACGATTATATAAATCATTGGTTGCCGGAATGGATGCGGCCACCCGGCGTGATGGTGCGTGGGCACAATAACCGAACGTCAATGCGGATTTATAATGAATTGAACGGTTCGACTATTGCCGGTGAATCAACAACAAAACATGCTTTATCTGCCGATAGATGTGCGATTCTGCTTTTGGATGAATTTTCCAAAGTTGATAATGGGGACGAAATTAGAACCGCGACGGCAGATGTGGCCCCGTGTCGGATTGTTAATAGTACGGTTTCTGGATCAGGTACGGCTTTTAGTGAATGGAAACATTCTGGATTGATTGATGTTTTTTCACTGATGTTTTGGGATCACCCAACAATGGGGGCGGGTCGATTTGTTTTGCAAGACCCGGTGACAAAAACATTTCAGATTTCTTCAACCTATGCCGAACATGAAAAGAAACGGCGAAGTGAGAAAGAACTTGCTCAGGAATTATACGCAATAGACGCCTTGGCGGGCGACACATTTTTCTCTTTGAAAGAACTTAATACCCACATTGCATTACATGCCCGGCCACCAAAAGCGAGTTATAATATTAACTTAAAACGGGGGGTTGCGAATGACCAATTGCCGCAAATTATTCAGCGGCGTGATATTGGTTTTTACACAATATCTAAACCGGGCAAAGGAAAACTTGATGTCTGGGGGGAACTTATTGAAGGACGGCCCGATCAGAACAAAACTTATATCTTTGGAATTGATACATCCAAAGGACAGGGGGCTTCTGAGTCGGTTGTTTCAATTAAGTGCAAACAGACTGGAGAGATTATTGCTAAATGGCGGTGTCGATTTACGCCTCCTTATGAATTTGCTCGGATCATTGTGGCACTTAGTCTTTGGTGCGGAGGTTGTGCCCCGCAACGACTTCCATATTTGAAATGGGAGAACAATGGTCCTGGTTGGGATTTGGGGAAATTGTTGGTTAAAGATTTCCGGTATCCGCATTATTATCGGGCAAAAAGTGTGGGGACAGTAATTGAAAAAGAGGGGAAAAAATATGGCTTTCAGACAAGTAGAGAATCAAAGGAATTACTTCTTAGAGCTTATGAACAAGCCCTGTTGCAAGGAAGAATCATTAACCATGATGAACGTGGTTTGGAGCAGGCCAAAAAGTATATTTACTACCCCAATGGAGGTGTCGGCCCCGCAACTTTGCAAGATAAAAAACTCGCTGAACGTTTGTTGCACGGTGACATTGTTATTGCCGATGCCTTGACAACAGAAGATCGGGATGTAGCAGAGCCAAAAGGGAAAAAACGGGAAACAGAATATGGACAATGGGGGTATAGATTTGAACAGTGGAAAAAGAAAAACACTAAGAGCAAAGGTTGGCGGGAAAAATACAACTTTGCATAGGAGCTAAATATGCCGCAAGATGTGGTTGCTGCAAAAAAAATAAGTGAGGTCGTCAAAGAAGGCTTCGAGTTTATGAAGCGTTACTGCGGTGCCCGTGCAATGTTTATCAAGGATTATGTGGGACAATATTACAATAAACCTAAAGGCATGACCGGCGATTATCCGATTAACTTGATTTTTTTGGCGATTCGAGTATTAGTTGCAAATCTTGTGATGCAGGGTGGGTTGAACAAAGTCACCACTGATATTCTGGCCCACAAAGAATATGCCGAATTGTTGGGTTTGGCTTTGGATAAATCGCAGAAACAGCGAAAATTGCATAGAATTTTGCGGGCCGGTGTGGTGGATATGCAGTTTGGTTTTGCCGCTTTCAAGACTTCGATTGCGGCTTCAGGTTGTTTATTGCAAATCGCCGATGATATTAACATCGACCCCGGTCAAATTTATACTGACCTTGTTCCGCTTGTCGATTTGTCTATTGATCCAACTTGTCGCCGATTTGAAGAAGCTGGATTTATTAGTCACAACATCAGAATCCAACGGCAGAAACTCTTAGATGCTGATGGATGGGATCACGATTTGGTTAGATTGCTCCCAACGGCTGATACACACCCGTTTGTGGATGGTCGAGTCAATAAGCTAAGTGTTGACGCGGCTAAATCACAGGCCATGAAATCGTTGCAGGATTTTGTATATGTGTGTGAAACGTACGTACCGGAGGCCCAGGCCATTTGTTATGTACCAAACCCATATCAATCAACCTTTGAGAAGTTTTTGCGAACACAAGATTATTATGGCCCCGATGAAGGGCCATATACTTTTGGTAGTTTAACCCCGCCTGTGCCGGATGAGCCGTTGCCGGTTGCCCCGGTTGGAGTGTGGCGGGATTTGAATAAAATTGCCAATGAAATTTTCAAAAAAATAATGAATCAGTCCGAGCGGCAGAAGGATATTACACTATATCGCCCGGCTTATGCTGATGTTGCTGATGCAATTCGAGAGGCTCCAGACGGCGAGTGTATCGCTTGTGACGATCCACAGGCAATCAACACCTTGTCAATCGGTGGGCAAAACCCCATCAATGAAAAAATGGTGAGTGAAATTCGGATGTGGTTTAATTTGATGGCCGGAAATATCGAACAACAGGGCGGATATTCGGCTCCGACAACCACTGGAACGGCAACCGAATTTCAAGGTTTACAGGGCAATATTGCAATTACTTCTGAAGATGCCCGGAAACAAATTTATGAAGTGGCCGGGGAAATCAGTAAAAAGGAAGCATGGTTCTTACATACCGATCCTTTGATGTTCGATCCCAGTGGGCAAAGTGGTGTCCCACTAACTCGTCGAGTGACGGGCGGCAGGGAAATACAGGTATGGCTCACGCCGGAACAACGCATGGGTGATTGGGCGGAATTTACTTTTAATATCGTCAAGCGGTCAATGAATGTCATGGAACCGGCGATGCGGGTTAAGGCAATAATGGAATTTCATACAAATGTTGTTCCGGCTATTTTCACTGCCGCGCAAATCGCAATGCAATTAGGTGTGCAATATAATGTGCCCCGTGCTTTGATGCAAGCCGCTGAAGAAATGGGTATTGATGATGTCATGGTCGAAGTTTTTGAAGACCCAACATTCCAGCAACGGATGCAGTGGTTCGCACAACAGGGGCCAAAAGATGCGGGTAAAGGGCAAGCAAGTATAGGGGCTATAAGGCAAAACGGTGGGTTGGCGTCGGCGAGACCGATTGCAACGCCGCAACAGGAATTCAATCAGAATGCCCAGCAGACGGCAGCAGTTGGGCAGTCTATGATGGGAATGGGAGGGTTATAATGGGTTTAACGGCAAGGCAACAAAGAGTGTTTGACACTGAATCATCTATTGGGAAAGCTCACGATAAAACAGTTACTGAACATAATAAAAATGTCGCGGGGCAAAAATCTGAGAAAACCAAAAAACTTGATGAAGAAGGCTTGCTCAAAAAGACAAAACGGCGGTTGAAAGAATTGTTTTATGGTGAAAAAACTTATTTGCCAAAAGATAAATCTAAGAAAACGATGCGAACCAAACAGGTTGAGGGCGGTTTGAAACAGGCCGGTTTGAGTGAAAGCGATATT